AACAGGTCTTTTTGGTTGTTTTGGATTAGAACTAAAACAGAAGTTGTCCGACTTCACGGGTGTTGATGATTTACCCTTCCAAAAACAATAATCATACATCTTTGTCCTGACGGGGACATTCGGGGAGACACGACGGTGTCTCCCTTTTTTTTTTTATTTTTTTTTTGTTTTTTTTGTTTTTCTTATATTTATTAATAAATAAAAAAATATGGCAACACTATCAGTAGCATATAATCCAACATCTGAATTTATAGCAACATGCTCGAATTACGGTCAAATATCTGTCGGTAAATCCGGACCAACTGAATCCATTTTAGATTTCAGTCAAGAACCAGGGGGTATTAGATGGTGGAAAACACCTAATTATACAACCGGAACTGTAGTGTGTTTACCTGTACCTACAGGTAACCAACCAAACGATGCTGGTGGGAGTGCTTACGTTGGATTTTATAGGGCAGCAAGTTTATCTGAGGAAGATTATGTTTATTTAACTAACTATGTTTTAGGAGCGGCTCCAAATTTTACTTGTTTTACTGCAGGAGATTGTAATAACTATATTCAGTATACTCTTAACGGATGGTCATCATATCCAGGTTTTTAATAGATGACTATTAAATCAAAATTTTAAAATAAAAAAAAAGGAGACTTAAAAAGTATCCTTTTTTTTTGTGCCATTTTAACTATTTATAGTTAAATCATATTTTGGCAACATTTAATCCACCATTCGCATATAATCCTGGAGCACCGATTTCAGGGACAACACAATACGACGATTTAGTCGTTGGTAATGTTGATATAGACTACAGTAACAACTATGGAGGAGTTCAATGGTGGGCATCACCTGAAGAAACGACTGGTTATATTATTGGAAATACGAGACCGTCGGGTCAACCTGTTCCTTCAGGAGTTATAGGAACAGCTCAAGTTGGATTTTGGAGGTCAAAAGGAAGAACAGACCAAGATTTTTTAGATTTGGCAAATTACATCGGAGCCAAAAATGGTCAACCAACTTTTACAACAACAAACGAAGCGGAAATATGGTTGGAATCTAATGGATATTATACAAGTTTTAACTTACCAACACCGACACCAACAATTACTCAAACACCGACTAATACTCAAACACCGACTCCAAGTATAACCGCTAGTCAAACTTTAACACCAACACCTACACAAACTCAAACACCGACTAACACTATTACCCCTTCAATTACACCATCAGTAAGTCCGACAACAACAAGGACCCCAACACCAACAAGAACTTCATCAACACCAACTCCGACGGCAACTCCAACACTAACTCCAAGTCCTACACCATATCAAACATTGGAAGGTAGTTTACTATTCAACGGTAGTAATCAATCATTAGGATTAAGTCCTGGTGTAACTTTTGGAGCAGGTGCATTCACACTTGAAGGGTGGTTTTATAATAATTCTAATTTTAATTCTAAAGGTGTAGTAGGTTCTCCTGTAAGTAGCCCTACAGGATGTATGAATTTATATTTTGCTAATAATACAACAATTAGTTCTGACAAAAACGGTGGTGGAGGTGCATTCTCCTATACAATGGCTACAGTAATTACTACAAATGCGTGGCACTATTTAATTTATAATAGAAATTCTGATGGAACCACTGCGGTTTATATTGATGGAGTAAGATGTACTGCAACTTCTCTTGATACGCTTAATTATAACACTGCAACTGACACTATTGGTAGATACTACGGTGGATATTGGCCAGGTTATTGGACTAATATGAGAATGACAATTGGAACTGCGGTGTATAATTCAAATCTAACAACTCAATCAACACCAAGAGGACCTCTTACATCGTTGGCAAACACCAAATATTTGATGTTGGGAGCTGTGGTGACAACTGATAGTTCAGGAACACAAACAGTGACAAATACTAATGGTGTGACACAGACAAGCGTTAAACCATTCACTCCTCCCGCAAATCCTCCGTTTTAATTGAGGAATTTGAATTTTAAACGATATTTATAGGTAAGTAAATTACCAAATATTATGAAAAAATTCTTTGCACAGTTGTTTAACGACAACAACACAATCAACGAAAAATCTGTTGTAGGCTTTTTAGCATTTGTTATGATGACAGGGTTTGCAATTGCAGACATTGTTACAGGTTCATTAGGAAAAGACCTAGTAATCAACGAATTCATTTTTAATGCGTTCTTATGGCTAGTTTTAGGTTCTTTCGGAATCGGTTCCGTAGACAAATGGATTAACAAATCAAAAGGAGACTCAACAGAAGAGTAAATTAATTAAGTCCCCACTCACAAGGTGGGGATTTTTGTTTATGGTAGGTATTTATAAAGGTATGAAGGATTCTATTAAGTCGGTACTTAGAAAGTATATTACAGAACAAAAGGTTAATTGGATTAAAGAGCATTGTAATAACTCTTTTAGTGAAAAATCTGAAAGAATGTTTTGTTATGCTGCAACAAAGGCAATTAAAGATGATTATAGTTTACAAGAAGATTTAAATAAGTCCTTGAAAAAATTTATTGAAGTTTATAGAGATACCATTAATAATCTTAGAATGGAAACTCTAACGCAAGAATCTCAAACAGCGATAGATGGGTTAGAAGAATTAAGGTGGGTTAATACACATGGAAAAGAATTATGTCCAAATATAAAATTTAATATACTTAAGATTTATAATAACTTAATGAATGGTATTTATGTTTTTTATGCTGACCCAACAACAGGTGAATATCACCCTATTAACAGATTAGATACAAACTATTCAGCATTGGCGGTAATGATTACAGAATATTATAGAGATTTAGGCGTGATTGAAGATTTACAAACTAAAGGTGTTAGATATGAAAAAGGGTGGGAAAAGGTTGCCGAGTATTTAGTTAAATTTGTGATTTATCCATCAGTATTCCATCCAAATAATTCTAACATAGATGTTTTAAAGAAAATTAATGTTGACCAAAAACCTTTAAAATACATTTACGAAAAACTCCTTAAGAATTTGGATTCTAAGATTTCAAAAAAGACCTACCAAGTATTATCAAATGTTAGAGAGGCTGGATTTGAAACTGAAAGAAAATTTATAAACCAACTTGAAAAATATGGTATAACTTATAAAAATTTTGGTAAAGATTATGGATTTGTTGATAGGTTTTTAGGTATTGATTTATTCATTAAATTAAATGATGGTTGGTATCCTACACAGGTGAAAAGTTCGGAAAGGGAGCAAACATTAATTACTAATTTAAAATGTGAGGGTGCTATTGTTGTTTATCCCGACGATAATGGCAATTTTTGGGTTGGTAATATATCCTTTGAAAGATTTTTTTGTAAAATGAATAAGGTTTGTAAAGAAAATGATGAAGAAAATCCCGAAGATTTTGAATTTTAATTTTATATTTGTATTATGGCAGTGTTAGTAAATTCAAAAGAAGTCATAAAACCGACCAAATGGGAGGTTGTTTATGAAGATGAGGATTGTATATCCATTTGGAGATATAACTCAAAAATAACGACCGCAGGACCCGTAGAAGTGGAATATAAGTGGAAGAGACACTTTAATCCTTGGGGTCAAAAGAAAAAGACTTTGGGTGAATTGGCAAAAGAGGAAAAAAAGAAAAAGAAATTAGAGAAGTCTCAACTTGGAATCAATTATTCTTCTTAATTCTAAAAGAGTTTTTTTATCTAAGGATTTAACAACATCTCGGGTATTTTCAACTACAAGTCTACCCAATACAGATTCATTTTGAGGTTTGTTTTCGTTAACTTCATATACATCACCAAAACTATAATCGCTCTCTTCAAAATTTTCATACTCTGTATCTCTCCTCTCGCTACCCTCCCACATATTCCAATTACCATCGCTATTTTGTTGTTGTGCTGAATCTTTTACCCATTCTTCATCGTAAGAATCAAACTCCTGTACCATATAATTGGTGAAGCTACAACTACCCCAACTACTATAATTTAAATTGTAACTTTTTGCCACAGGGATAACTAATTGTTCAAATAATTCCCTGTTTTTCATTTCTTCCTTATTATTTGCAAAAAGGTCGGCAATTAAATCATCGTTAATCTGTAAAAGTTTTGCAAAAAATTCAACATCTTCATGAGTTGCACTAATGTCAAAATATTTTGAAACTTCTTGTAAAATATTGAATGCACTATCAAAATCACTATCATAAGGATTTCCAATAGGAAAATCTTCATCAACTAATTTTTCACAAATGAATACTAATTGTTTTTTTGACAATTTTGAAAATTGACTTTGTTCCGCTGCCATGATTATAAATATAAAAAAGGTGAGATTTCTCTCACCTTTTAATCATTTAGTCTTTCTTTATGACTATTTAAGATTGCCAATATGTTTTCTCTACCTACAGGATTTGCTGAATGACAGTTAAATTCGGGTAATGGTAAACCGTTAGTCCAACAATAATCACACATCCATTTAGCTGCATCATATCCTGTTTTTTCCTCATACTTGAAACTTTCGGTATAGGTTTTTGGGTCATAATGAATTTCTGCTAAATCATGGTCAAAAGATACTTGATTAGGTAACCCATTTTTTGTAATCCAACTCACAAAATCATCGTAAGTTCTAACGATATCCCACCCTTCAGTTTTTGGACATCTCACATCATCAAGATATAGTTTTTTCATTTATTTTTTACTTTTTTTGTAAGATTCGTTACCAACGACTTGATATGCTTCGGCTAAAGACATTACCGCATCATCAATAAGTTTTCTTGCTTTTTTTATTTTTTTTGTTAACGGATGACTAACTAAATGGTCATCTATCATACATGTTTGTACATGTAATCTATCCATTAATTCTAAATAATGGCCGTCGTTTATTTTATTTTTCATGGGTAATCAATTTGTTTTGTTTCAATGTCAAAATCTACAACAATTGGTTTGTTTGAATATTCATATCTTTCATCAAGAACAGATGCGTTTAAGAATTCAACACCATTAAAGTTTTTTTGTCCGTAAGCACAATGGATGTGCCCACAAACATGAATCTTTGGTTGAACTTCCATTATTCTGTGAAATAAATCCTCACAACCAACTCTTTGTCCACTTGGGGTCCAATCTAACATTCCGTGAGCAGGTCCGTGAGTGATTAAGATGTCAGTATTACCAGGGATTTTGGCCCACTTTTCAGCAAGTTTTTCTCCTCTTGGTAAGTTGAATGCCCAATCATAGAATTCAGGTTGCCAAGGACTACCGTAAAACTTTACCCCGTCAATTACAACCTCACTATCAAAAAGGTAGATGATACCTCTTTCTTTGAACTCTTCTGCGATGTCGGTGTGCATCTCAAAACCAAAATCGTGGTTACCAGCAATAAAGATTTTATGTTTAAAATCAGTCATACCAAACCAATTCAAGAAGTTTGTAATTTCATGACTTTTACCCATACTGGTACAATCACCAGCGTGTACAAGTACATCACCACTTCCAAGAATGTTGTTATAAGCATTACTTGTTAAATGATTATGTTTGTTATGTGTGTCACTGATAAATGTAATTTTCATAAAATATCGTTTTTATCTTCTTCGTCAATTCCCCAATCTAAAAAGTCTTCACCTTTATAGTCAGGATGGTTTTCTTTCATGTAATCGATTCCTCGTACCCAAAGGTACGAAATTATTGCAACAACAAAGTACATTAATAAAAGCGCTTTCCACATATTATTTTAAATTTAAATTTTAATCCCACCAACTTTTCATTCCTGACCCATCAAACCAATCGTTCCAAACGCCCTCATCTTGTTTTTCTTCATCGGTTTTACTGTTGTAAATTTTACTAAACTCCTTCATGTCTTGTCCGTGAACAATTAACCATAGTTCTTTCCATTCAGATATTTCAATTTCTCTGGCTCTCTCAAACACTTTTTTATTATGGATTCTTTCTTCATCAGTGTCTTCTCTATCAGTCCATAACCAATCTGAGTTTTTTATTTTACCTAATTCTTTTTCAGCATTCCTAACATACTCATCACTACGAACATTCTTAATTAATTGAATGGTTCGTTTTATCTTTTCAACCTTTTTCATTCTTGATTCTTCTACCTCATGTCCGTGATGTTCAATTGTGTCTACGGTTTTTTCTAATGAACGACGGAACAAATCAAGATTAAACGAATAATCCCAAGAACGAAACGCATACAATTCTTTTCTGAAAAACCAAATGTTTTCTAAAAAATATGGTAAGTCTCTACGAAAAAATTCATAGGTTTTATACCACCAAGTTTCATGTCTTGATAATGTTTTTAATGATTTCCAAAAACTATCTGCAAATTCTACTTTCATAATATTATTTTGTTGGTCTTTTAAAAATATAATAAGTTATTCCAAGACCTATTATAATCATTGAAAATCCTATAATTTTGACTAACATAATGCAAATATAATAAAAAAATAAGACCCGACAAAATAAATTTCGCGGGTCTTTTGGAAAGGGATATATGAGAACACTCTTTCGAGTGATGTACAAATAAATATATTCAAATTATAAAAATATACTTTTACAATATCAAGAGAACAACTTTTCTACTCTTTTTAACAAATTTTCATCAAATTTAATACCATGTCTCTCCTTAAAATTCTTTAAAAGTGATTTTATTGAGTTGGTATATCCTTTTTCTTTTAATAAAAGATATGCACCTAAATCTGCATCTAATTCATCCTCCGAAATTCTTGGACCATTATGACCTAAGATTACGTGAGAAATCTCATGAGCCTCAATAAACTTTAAAACATCAACATTAAAATTATCTAATATGTTTTCACCATCTATTATAACTAAGTTTTTGTTTGGTACCATAAAACCGTAGCCATATTCCTCAAACATAGGAAGTAATTGTTCGTATTGAGGGTTATCTCCAAATACAACTGCGATGGTTATTTCAGGTAAAAATTCACTGTTATATGATAGAGGTTGCGACAAATTGAACGTTTTTGTTTTTATATGTAGCCCAAAAATTACTTTTTAAGCGATTTATAGTTGATAACTCGGATATGGTTAAATGATTTCCAATATGTTTTCTCTCCCAAAGTTCAAAGCATTTTAGTACAGTATCCATTTGAGTTTTAGATTTAGCGGATTCCAAAACACGGATAATCCACTCAAAATCCTGAAATGCGTTTTTTAAATTAAATTGTATTATCATAACTTTTTTTACAAAGATAAGGAATTTACGCAAGTAATTTATAATATTCTTTGAAATGTTTGATTCTGTCAGGTAAACCAATAGTACCTCCATTTACTCTCTTTGTGATTTGTGTTACTACTGCATCAGTTGCTCCACCATCAGCCATTTTATGTAATCCGTTTTTACTAAAGAACCAAGCAGCAGATAATAAAGCATAATGAGTTGAAACTTTTTCAGGGTTTGCGGTCATATCCTCATTAATTGATTTACCAAAAGCAACGTAATTATCTTTTCCTGTTAATTGAATATATCCGCGTCCACAATATTTTGAACCGTCTCCTGAAGATTCAGGACCATTACCCATTCTACCACCATAAACTCTGTTTGCAATTTTTTCGGGTTTTCTTTCATACGATTCAGCTAATCCTGCTTCTTTAAAATATTTTAAGAAAATACCTTTTAAACCTTTTGCGGAATAGTTTAGATTTTCTTTAGTTAATCTAAATCCACCTGACTCGTGACCACATTGTGCTAAAAAGTGAGCTAATCTTAATGGTGTATTGATTTCGAATTTAGCTGCGGTGTCAGGAATCTGTGCAATTACCGCATCAGGAATGTGACCTTTTAAATTCTCTAATTTTAATCCGCCAACAGATGCAACTGGTTTAACAACAGGTATAGAAGGTTCGGTAATCAATTGTTGAGAACCAAACATTTTATTCCAAGTACCTTCACCAACAATTCCATCGGCTGCAAGGTCATTATCAATTTGCCATTTCTTTACTGCTTTTTCAGTACCAGGTCCAAAGGCACCATCGGCATTAAGACCTAATTTTTCTTGGAGTTTTTTAACGTCATCTCCTTTTGACCCAATTTTTAGTAGCATAGTAATTTACATTTACTATAAATACTTTTATAGTTGGGTATGAAAGTATTACTGTCACTTTTTTTGATTTTTTTAAGATTATGGATTGGATACCATATCATATCTTGGTTAGTCGGAGAATATTCTCATCCTGAATTTCACTCAATATCAGAAATAGAATTTTATTTAGTCGTGATGGTATTTGATGGTTGGATTGGAAAATCCCAAGACAATATAGAATTAAAAGTTACCAAAAAAGAAGAAGATTAATATTATGGTTTGATGCCGTAATAATTTCAAAAAATCCCAATTTTATAGAAAAATAGTCAAGTTAATAGTATTTATTATTACCAAGATACTATCGCAATGAATAAAGTTTTTCTATTCGTTATGAGTGCACTTTTATGTGTATCCCCTCATAACAACTCACAACAGACTCAAGAGATATGGGTGGATGCTGTCACGAACAAAATCCAAATAGGGTCTCTTGCGGGTAATCGAAACTTAGAGTTCGGTGTAAGAAATATCGTTGAAGAATTCTTACAAGAAAAAGACTACGACCTTAATCCTAATGCAAAAAATAAACTATCCGTTGAGTTAGTTTATTTGGACGTGCTCAAAACAAAATCTAACATATCTGTTTTTCACAAAAACGAAGAGTCTGTTGTAATCAGACTCAAAGGTATATTAAAAAACGATAATAAAAAAATAAAAGAGGTGATTGTCGAAGAGGAATCATCGGAAATCTCTATGTCCACATTGATTGTGGATAATGGGGGTAAATTCAACCAAACATCGTTAAGTAATGCAATTAAAAAAGCTAGCGATAAGTTGGTTACTAAAATATTTGAAACAAAATAAAAAATGAAGAAATTTTTAACTTTAGGACTCTTATTAATGTCCTTAACATCATTTAGTCAAATTAAGTTTAAGTTTCCTGATACAAGAGTTCTTACCGATATAAATGGAGGAGTTATTGATAGAGGAGACCAATTCGACGTTATGGTTCATGCGAACGGTAATGGAGATGCAACCACAAGACAATTAATGTTTGACCTTCAGTACGACCAAACAAATTTTGAGGTAATCTCAATTAACCACACCGGTACGGGTGGAAATGGCGGAGTACTTCCTGCAGGTTCAAATATACAATTATCGTGGCAGAACTATCCAGGGTATTCTTACGCAGGAAATAGCACTTTTACAAACGGTACACAAAGATATGTTTCTAACGCAACATATGTTTACAACGCTACAGGGTCTAACGCAATTCTTAGGGCAACTTTAACATGGGCGACAAATTCAGCAATGCCCTTTAACGCTTATTCACAAATAATAATTGTGAGATTTAAATTAAAAGCGGGCTCAACATCAAATTCATTTAACCCTGTTAAATTAAACTTTGTTGCGGGATGGAATGGTCAAGGAGTTGGTGTTGAAACATTTATGGATACTCCATTATCAACTGAAATTATAATGAACCAAAACACTGGTAAACTTATAACGGCTAAAGTTGATATTAGTTCTAATTTATTTGCGTTATCAGATGTTAAAGTTTCCTTCAGAGATACTCTTAGTGGTATCGGACAATTGTTTAATGTTTTATCTAATGGTAATGTTGATATTAATCAATCATTGTTGGCTGAAAACAAAGTTTATGAAGTGTCTGTAATGCATAGTTTGGATAAAACATATGCAATATACAACGGAGCAATTACAATATCGGATTTTACAACAGCACAAAGTGAATTTACATCAATGGGTTTAGATGGTAGTAACGGTCAGATATTAAAAACAGGTCAATCATTATACGCGGCAGATATTAATAGAAATAAAATTATAGATGGAGGAGATTTACCAAGATTATTAGGTCAGGTTGTTGGAATAGACACCCTTGTAACTGTTCCATCAGGATATGCGATGGGTAGTAACGGGTTTATGAGTTTACCTACTTGGAGAGCAACAGATGCGACAAGTATTGCAGGTTCAACTGAATGGTGTGTGGTAAATGTTAATGGATATGGTTCAGGTCAAGCAAGAGTTTACATTGATATGAGAGAATTTAACGGAATAAATACATTACCTGAACATATTAAAAGTTTACAATTGTTTGATTTGTATTCAGGACCTGTTGAGTTTATGAGTAAAGATGCTTCGTGGGCATTTTACAAAGTACCATCAACTTTCTCAAATTTATCAACCTCAACATTTGCACCTTACATTAGAACTATGGGTAATAATGATTATGGTATTAAAGCAGAATTTTCGTTTAATACTGACCCTTCTAATTCATGGGGTTCGATAACATCTTCTAATTGGAAGAATATAACATACCCTAAAACATATGTTAAAACAGGAGTATCAGGAACAAACGAAATTGTTGATTTAAAATACCTTTTGTGGGCTGATGTGAATCGTTCACACTCTTCACAAGTTGTTACTACTTCAAATGGTACTAGTACTGTTCAAACAAACGCTGTGAATAGTTTAATGAGTAATACTGCGTTCATAACTATGTCAACACAGGCAGCATCGTTTATTAATACACCAAATGATGTTTCATCGATTGATGTTAATTTATCTAATATAACTGTAACATCAAACAATGTTGAAATACCGGTATCACTTAACACTAATGGAATTTCTGTTGGGGGATTACAATTTGAATTTCAATACGACCCATCAAAAATTAAATTTGAAGAGTTAAAATCAGAGGTTCCAAATTCTTGGTATGTTTTTGTTAATTCAAAAGACGGTAAAGTTAAGTTCGGTGGAATTGACCAAAACAATAAACCAATAAACGGAACTAACATACCATTCAAAGTAAGATTTTCAACAATTGGTAATGGTGTTGACCTTTTAACATCGGTTAAAGTTTCTCCGACAATGGATGCTAGTGATTCCAAAGGAGTTCAATTAGGAATCAATTTAAATTCAACACAAATAAAATTAACAGGATATAAAAATTTTTAATTATGAAAAGAATAGATAGAATATTAGGTTTAGGGTTTTTAGTCGCCCTTTTAGCTTTGAGTTGTAAAAAGGCGGTTTTACAACAACCACAAATTATTGACTTGGGTACTACCTCAACATCAACAGCAATTAAATCGATTGCCCAAACAGGTAACATAGTAACGGCTGAATTTGAAACAACAATAGGTGCAAAGTATTCAGTACAAATAATACCTTTTGGAAGCGAAACACCTTCAAAGAAAGAAGGATTTACCGCAACTGAAACTGTTACAAAGAAAGTATATGATTTATCAGAATTATCAAAAAAAGACTATGACTTGGTGTTCATAGACATCAGCGGTAAGGAAGTAAAATACCCAATCGTAATAAAATAAAAATAAAAAAATAAAAAAATGTCAGAAGAAGAAAAATCAGAAAGTACCGGTGGTTCAATGAAAAATATAATCATCGGATTTATTTCAACCATCACATTAGGTGTAGGAGGTTGGATAACAACTAAATTAACAGGTGGAGAGGAAGAAAAACCTGCAACTCAACAAGCAGCACCTGTAATCAACATTACAAACTCTAATCAACAAGCGGCAGGTAAGACTGTAATTGTTAACGGAGGTGGTGGAAATGGAACTAAAGTATCAAATCCTGCACCTGCACCAAAACCTAAACCTAAAAAAGATGGTGACGAATTCAAAGAGGAAGCACCTAAATGGTAATTTTATGAGTAGTAATCAACAACAAACAGGATTTAAAGATTTATTATTTTCGGTAATGCAAAGAAGATGGTTTATTACTGCCATCGTATTATTCACCTTTTTTGGTACAATCCTTGCAATATTTGCAGCAATTTTAGGTAAGACTCCAATGTCAGGTGAGTGGAAAGAACTATTACTTTTATTGTTGGGAGCATTTATCGGAAGTTATGGTAAAATCATAGACTACTGGTTTAGTGACCAAGATAAAGATAAGATGTTAGTTCAAAAAATGGATGAAGAGGATGGAATGTCATTATCAGACACAGGTGCTGGAGGACCTAAAACTCCGTTACCAAGTATCATAGTTAGTCCCATAGAAAATACCATAGATAAAGGAGTTGAAATAGACGAAGATGGTGATGGTGTAATGGATGGGATTGATAACGATGGCGACGGTGTTATTGATGAATATTTTGACCATAGAAACTGTCAACACGTATGGGGTGACTCAGACGGAGATGGTGATGAAGAGTGTTTGATTTGTGGTAAAATCAAAGACGTAGAATAAAATTAAAAACTAAAAATTATGAAAACAATAAGTTTAAACAGATTAAATGAATTAATGGTATTGGGCTTCTTAAAGTTATGTGTACTTTGGGTAGTATCGGCTCTTTGTTTCCAAATATTTTGTATGTATTTGGAATTTTCAGGACAAGAACAAAGACAAAGAGATATGATTAATAAAATGGAATGGAAATTCGATGGAGCGTTTAAAAACAGTCCTGATAACATTTGGTACGAAGCACCTAAAAAATAATATTATGACAAAGATAAAAGAAATTGCAAAATTTACATTAACAACAGGTATTGTTGTGTTTGGAATAATCATACTCTTACTTGGTTTTAGTTTTATATTAACTCCATTTTTTAATTAAATTAAAATGAAAAAAATATTATTTTTCTCATCAGTATTACTGTTGAGCACGGGAGCTTTTTCCCAAACAATAGGTAAAACCAAAACAGAAGATTACAAAGCTTCGTTTGAAACAAAAAGTGATATCTCACAATTTTTGGATTATGACGGACCAAAAAAGAATATTCAACTTCTGAAATGTGGGATTAACGATGAGATGTATGAGATGTATCCTGAACTAAAAGAAAAAAGAGTTGGTTTGGGTGTTACAAATATCGTATTAGAATATCTTGATAATTTAAATCGTTTTGAATTTACAGAAGACAAAACAGAAATAAAAAACAGAATGGTTAAACAATTTCAGGCTTCTCAAGCAGGAATTTCTGAAAACAAATTAGATGGTAGAGGTAAGATTAAATTAGCTCATTATTTTGTTGAGATTGAATGTTATGACTACTCTGTTTCTGAAGACGAAACTGTGAATTTAAAAGACGGTGTAAAGAATATATTAGTAACTCGTATTGGTTTACAAGTTAGATTTACCGACGCAGAAAACGGTACAATCATTGCTGCATCAGGTTTAGGTGAGGCAAAAACAACAAGAGAATTGACTTTCTTATCTGATGCAACTGTTGACCCAGTTAAATTCAACCAATCTACAATTAGCATTTCAACCAAAAAAGCTTTGGATATTGCATGCGCTAACATTTTAGGTAAAATGGTTAAAAAAGGAATATTCGTTAAATAATGAAAAAATGGTTTAGTGTATGTTTGTTTTTACTCTTTTTTCTGAAAGGTTCAGGACAAGTTGTAACGCAAACATACATAGACCCATGTGATTTAAAGACTTATGTGGTAACAATACCCATCACTAATACTGGTGGTGTTACAGTTATTATTAGAGGTAAATCCAAGGTATTCACTTATGCACAATTTTCAAGTGGAGAAGTTGACCAATGGATAAAAGGAATATTCGCAACGCCATGTCCATCAAGTTTAGTAGTTCAACAAACAGTAACAGCTGCGGTATCTCAAGCGGCATCTGCAGCGGCATCTTCAGCGGCAAGTTCGGCAGCGTCATCTGCCGCAAGTTCAGGTGCTGCTGGGGCGGCGTCATCGTCGGCTTCGAGTGCTTCATCGTCCTCGGCATCCAGTTCATCTTCCTCCCAATCATCCTCATCATCTGGGGAATCCTCATCATCAGAGGGTGGGTCTGGAAGTTCAGAAGAAGGGGGAGGTTCGGAATCAAAATCTGACGAAAAAAAAGAAGAAAAAAAGAACGATAAAAAAGAAGAAAAGAAAAAGTCTGTTGCAACAAACCCAATGTTAGTCGCTTCTGACCTAACAACAGCTCAAGGACCTGACTTCAAATATAGTGCGATAGTATCTTTTGGTGTAAGTAAATCGTCAATGGTTGGGAACGAGAGCTGGGGGGCAACAGCACTAATATGGAGCACTTTAAGACAATTTGCTCTTAGTGGTGGATATACCAAAATGGATTTTAATAAGGGACAACTTAATGCTATCCACTCATACTCCGTAACAGGAGCATATTTGGAAGGAAATTATATGAGTCTCGTTGGTTACACCTATATCAAACCACACCCTAAATTCGGTACCTACGGGTATAATTTAGGAGCCATAACTTTATTGTTAAAAGACACTAAAATAATAAATAATAAAACTGGTGAGACAAAAGAGATATTCAACATATCCTTTTCAACATCAGTAGTTTCATTTTGGACAAAACCATATCCTGTAAATAATAAGATTACCCTATCCCCACAGGTATTCTTAATGAATTCACCAATAAGTTGGAATTCAAAAACAGGAGAAACAACTGTAAGTAGACAATTTGGATTTTTGGCTGGGTCGTCATTTGACTATAAAATAAGTAAGAGATTTGGGTTTAGTTTCAACTACAAACTCTCAGGTTCAACTCAAAAAGGAGCACCATTACTTAGTAATTTCTTGATAGGTTCAAGAGTAATACTTTAATACTATGAAAAAGATATTAGATGTAAGACATTTTATAATTTTGGGTTTGATAATAACATTAGTTCTATTACAATCAGACAACAAACCAAAAATAAAAGAGGTGATTAAAGAAGTTCCATCAGAACCAATTCACGATACCGTTTCTGTTGAGGTTGAAGTACCGTATGCCGTTAAAGGTGAGGATATCTACCACGACACTACAATTTATGTTCCAACATATGTAAAAGTAGATACGGCGTCAATTCTTCGAGCTTATTATTTTACCAACTCATTTATCGACACATTAAAGTTGAATAATAACCAAGGGTTTGTATATTTGAATCAGACAGTTTCTGAAAATAAAATTGCATCAAGAAATTGGTCGGCAACAGTTAAACCTAAAATTGTGAGAGAACCTGCACCTGAACCACCACCGATTAAAAACCAAGTATTCTTGGGTATTAATGGGGCGATAAGTAGAGAAGATTGGGTGAACTCATTGGGAATGGGAGTTATACTTAAAACGAAAAAAGACCACCTATATCAACTCGGTGCAGGTGTTGCTAATAGAACTGTAGATGGAGTTTCAGGTGAATTTAGACCTTATATTGGTGGTGGGGTTTATTGGAAGATAAAAGTTAAAAAAGATTAGAGTATTTATATTAAAATACCTTTATGGGTTTGCGTAAATTAATTAAAGAAACATTAGAGCAGCAGTTAAACAAATCTTTAATATTAAAAGAAGATATTGAAATTTCAAACGCGTTACAATATCATATTGATAATGGAATGACCTTAACTGAAAACGCATTTATGTTTTATTCTGAAGGGTATTTTAATTTGGTTAATGAAGTTAGAGATTTGTGGAAAGAAGGTAAAATTGAACTTAATGAAAACGATATCCTAATGGTTGAATCTGATTTAGGTATCAAAGTTAAGATTGGTAAGGAGTATGTTTATTTAGATGCTCCTTATATCTATGAATCTGAAGAGGATATTTTATCTGAAGGTAAAACTTCAGAAAGACCTAAGAAATTTGCGGTTTATACTAAGAGTAAAACAGAAGGGATTAAGAAGATAACTTTTGGTAACTCTAATTTAATATTGAAAGAAAGTCGCAACTGTTCTCAAAAAACGGATAGAACAACGGCAGGATATTGGTCTTGTAATGTTGGTAGATATACTAAACAATTAGGACTATCTTCATCAAATTCTTGGTAATGGAAATAGAAAAACTAAAAAAATATTTACAAGTTTATCTTGATGATATTATAACACCAGAACTTAATCGTGAGTTGGTTGGAGAAGATGATGAACCTATCACAGTAAAAGTTCATGATATTAAAGAAAAGGAACATATTTCAGATGAAGCTGTTGTTTTTTTGGATATAAATCCACCATGGAGTGGTAGTATAATATTCAGAGTGAATGATGATATTAAAAGATTTATAGTGATGGTGCTTGGGTATAAAAAAATAATAACTATTGCTTGGAACAAAAGAACAGAATCAATACATGAACCTAGAAAAAATTAAAAATTACTTACAGACTTATTTGGATGATGTAATTCTTCCTAGAATAAATGATGAATTTACATCTGAAGAAAATGATGAACCAATTAAAATGGAAGTTTTTCAGGTTTTGAAAGGAAGTTATCAACCACCAATATATCATGTTTTTATTGATGTTGAACCTCACGATATGTTAAAAATTATGTTAAAAAAAAGTGAGGAGGACATTACTGATTTTTTCAAAATTTTTTCTATTAATAATAAAATAAAAATTCATTGGAACAAACGACCTGCATTCAAAGACTCACAGTTATACTAAATTTAGAATAAAAGATAATGTGGATAATTTTTTGCCGAACAAATTTCTAATTGCCGAACAAAATCTAATACAAATTGTGTTTATATTTTAAGCTCTCATTGTTGGGACATTAGTAATTTCAGGTCTTAATTCTCTGAATCGTCCATTAACTTCAGCAGGTTCTGGTAACATCTCACTAAGTAATTCATTTAACGTATTCATTTCTCTTTGATAATTAGGTGTAGGAGGCTCTGGTTGTTCCATAGCTTGTTCATCAAGTGGAATTGTTTCATCTGGTTGGTCCATTGGATGTTCATTAACAAACTCAAGTCTCATTTTTTCATATCCAGTTAAACATTCGGTATGAACTTGTTCTTGAATTTCGTCAGAACATAAATTCTTATTTGTTTGTTCTGATTTGAAAATTTTTCTTACAATTGGGAATAAATAATCGTCAGCTTCAACCTCAAGATAGTCTGTTCTATTGTCCTCGGCGTTCCAAAAACTAAATTCTGAATCCCCATCTATCCCTTTATACCCTGCAAATTTATAACCCGTCTGTTTGTTGATGAAGTAAACTAAAATACCTCTTCTCCAATATTTTTCAAAATAGTTTTTTTCTCTTTGGTAAGTTGTACACCATCTTGTCGATGAGCCATATTTTGCGGAGGCTGAAAAAGTTAAAGGTCTAACAGCAACCCACCTTTCATCTTCATATTCTTTAATAACCTGACCCTCAAGGTCTTTAGTTAATTCTTTCATTGAAGCTAAGGTTACCGCACCTCTAACATCCTCAAGGTCTTTATAGGTCGATACGTCCTTATTTTCAATGTGACCTTTATCCATATAATCCATAAACTCTTTTAAGGTGGAGTAGGTGTCACTACTGAAATGTTCTGCAAGATAATTTGCCATATAATACATCTCACCATCATTAAGTTCATCGGTTGAAATTCCTTTATTAATTAACATTGCTTGAATTTCCAACATACCTCCTGGATAATCAACCTTACCCCAAAGTTTTTTTGGGTTAAATTTACTACCAAATATTTTACACATTAATGGAAGATACTTGTAAGACTTGGAAGTATCTAACCTATTCATCATGTCAAACATTGTGACATTTAATTCAGGGTATTGTTTTTTTAATTCATCTAAACGAGACATATTTTTCTTTTTACAAAATATAGGTAAAATAAAAGTTTGAGTCAAAAAAAAAACCCTCATTTCTGAAGGATTTTAAGGCTGTTAGAGTAGGAGTCGAACCTACAAACGGAGATTCAATAAGTAACATAAGTGCTTGCAAGCAGGTGGTCTACCCCAGTATTACTTATCTATTTCTTTGTCCGTGCCCTCGGGACTGGAGGGTGTGTTTGCCAAGGTCATAACTGAGACAACCTAATTTCACCACCTAACAATTTTTGCAATCAAGATAGGATTTGAACCTACAAATCATTTCGTGTTCTTCCATACCACTACGTGACATACCTAATGTGAACCTGCGGGAAGAAATCGTCCATCTTTCGATGCCTACATTAGGTGTGTATACCACTACACTTCTTGACTGTTGCGGAGAGAGTAGGATTCGAACCCACGGACCTGTTACAGTCTACAGTTTTCAAGACTGTCGCGATAGACCAACTCTGCCATCTCTCCAATTTTTTTTGTAATCTTTAACAAAAGTAGTATATTTGTTGTATGAAAACAATAATTATCTCATTATTTTTAATTTTGTCCATTTCGGCAAAAAGTCAAACCACTGATGTTATGTGGGTACCAGACCAAAATACTTTGGTTGCATCCTATAATAGTTATTCACAAATTGGATGGTACCTTGGTGGTTATTACACCACTTCATTTCCCGCACCATTCATTTATACCACACCAGCATCGATTATCAACCGAGGTGGTCTAACGTTCACAAATAGGAAGAACACTTATAGTATTATGGGTGGTGTGTTTGTTAAAAACGCGTCAGTGAATCAAATTGAATATACACCTGATGTTTGGTTTAAAGTTTATCCTCTTAGGTCTCTATTGAAAACCTCAAGAGGTCCTGATTTTGCTGTTGGAATAAATTATACCGATGAATTAAGGGTGGGTGTTGGATTATCTATACCATTAGGTATTTATAGGTAATGTATGACGATGTTTTAGATAGAGCCAATAAATTCTTTGAAAATCACACTTTTGAAGTGTATCACCTTTTCGATTCAGAAGGGGAGCCTATTGCACCGACAAACGTTAAGATTAAACTCACAGGTGTAAAAGATTTCATTTCGATGGGTGATTATAAACCCTTCATATTATACACCGCTTACATTTTACCGACAAACGAAAAATCCGATAAATTCAATTCAATATTGAGTGCACATTTTGGTCGTGAAACAGAAATTAAAACATTTGACCAAGGGGCTTATGGGAATTTTACGTGGGTTATGACAAAAAAATTATCTGAACTTTTGAAATATTTTTCATTACCTGAGGCAATGCTCACTAAAGTTGTTAACGAAGTTGAACCTATGAAAATGAACGAAAGTTTAATTGTTGAATCTAAAGTAGATGGAGCTGTAAGGAAAGTGGTTAAAGACATTTTGGAGTTGATTAAATTCCAAAGAAACGGAGAATTTGTTTTGCCTGAAGATGCCAGAATCGAAGATAATACCTATAAGTTTTCGAATTTACCTGAATTTACAATTGAGTTAGAAGTTATAGAAAGTGATGTTGTTGATAGATTTGACGTTGAATGTGCTTATTATAAGGAAGATGATGTGATAACGGTTGACATTGTTATTAATCCTGATGTAAGGTATTCGATACTATACGATATTGTTGGTGAGTTAAATGAACAGTTAAGACATGAAATGGAACACATGATTCAAAATGTTCGTGGAGTGGAATTACCTGACAAAGAGCCAAAGTCGCCTTCAAAATATTATTCCCAACCACATGAAATCGGTGCACAAGTTGCTGGTTTTAAAAGAAAGGCAAAGATAACAAAACAACCATATGAAAAAGTGGTTAGAAACTGGTTCGAAGAAAACAAACACAAACATAAATTAAACCCAAAACAATCTGAAAAGATTATTCAAAAAATATTGGACGCAACAAATGGTATCAGATAAATTAATCAAGAAAATTTTAGTTGGACAAACATTCCAAGAAAATACTTTTGAGTATACATTCAAGAATATTCAATTAAATGAAAACGAATTTGCTTATGATATTTCAGTACATGTTGAACTTCCAAATCCAAATCAATCATATGTTGCGGAGGTTTTTATTAGTGATATCCACAATTATTTGTCTAACATGTGGCAGTATATTGGAGAATCTTTTTCGTATTCCTTGGTTGTTACTACAAATGCACCACATAAACTTGAAGCTTATGTTAGTCCTGAAAAATATGATGAGATTGTTGAAGCAGTAAATGCCAAATACAGACATGTTGAAACAAAAGAAGGTCATAGTTTTGACGTTGATTTATCTCCATTGAAAACCCAAAAAGGGTTTTTTGTTATGAATGACAACTATCTTGAATTTTATTTTACTGTTAGATTGGGTGGATTTGAGTATAACGGCAAGAGTGTTGAAGTAAAACCTGAAATGATTAATGAATTTTGTGGTATTTTAGCTGATGAATTGTATGATTCTGATAACTTTAAAGTTGCAATTGAAGATACAATTTATGAAATATTAGAACCTGAAATTCACATAAAAGATGTTGAAGTTTATATCAATGCGTTATTTCATGTTACTCATTATAATGGAGAAAAGATTGAACCTCACTGGCATCACACTTCAATTGACCCGAATGTGTTCTTTATTTAAATTTTCTAATTAGTTTTACCATTAACGCTGATAATGTTTCAGCTCCCATTACTACTACACCTGAAGCAATTAATCTTTCAAGAATTATCTTTCCTGTTTCTCTTGGGTCACCACTATTTGAAATATAATGTTGAATATCGGTAATGATTGGAATTAAAAAAGCATATGCAACTGTATCCAAAAATGTCCCTACACTAATCTTAAGACCATTTAAAAATCCAATAAAGGATTCTTCCAATTCTTCCGCCTTTCTTAAAACATTATTAAACGTATCTTTTAACCCTTCCTCATTAATTTTTTTAATGAGTTCTTTGGTTGTTTTTTTATTGTTGAAAAATAAAATTGATGCAATTCCTGCTAAAATAAGGTAACGTTGGTCGTCAGTAACATTAAAACTACCATTACGTATGAAGTTGTCTAATGGTAGAATTAATCCACCAACTGATGTACCCCAAGTCAAAAACATTTTTACATTTAAATCGTATTTTTTACCAACTCTGTTAACAACTTCTTTTGTAAACGAATAAAGTCGTTTCATATAGTTTGTCATCTTAGATTCGTCTTGTTCTCTAAGGATTGCTCTCAGTTGATTTTCATTAATAATAAAGTCCATACAGAATATAAATATCCAAGATATATTTATTAGTATGAAAGGACAATTAAATCCACCAGTAAAACCAGGAGATAAAATAGTTTGTTACCACATGGATGGTGAAACAGGTGTTCCTGCAGGAACTTTTGGTGTTGTAAAAACCGTAAGTCGTGACCCATTTGAAACAGAGACTGACGGTCAAATTATTGGTGTTAATTGGGAAAACGGTAGTAAATTATCTTTATTAACAACTACCGATGCTTGGAAAAAAGTTGTGGAAGAGATTCAAGAACAAACAGGTTCTCCCGAGTATGATTTTTTTTCAAAAAACCCTGAAATATTCGAAAATTTTGAATATAAGTTTTTTAAAAAATATTTACTAAAACTTAGAGAATCTGGTGTCATTAATATGTTTCAAGCATCTCCTTTTTTATATTCAGGTAGAGAATGGATTGATAGATATCATGGAGAGAATCAAGAAGATAATGAGGCATTCCAAGAAGTTTTAGAAATGGCGGAAAACGCTAAAAACAAAATGATTCAAGGACTTTTAAAATATATGGAATCAAAAAATATGGATGTTGATGATATGTCTAGAGTAAATAATTTGATTAATAGATTTGCGATGAAAATTAATCAATTTTATATGACTTTTGCTTAATTAAACAATTAAGTTAAGTATGGTTTTGGTCTCCTCTTTTATTATTTTATAGTCTTTTAAATAACGATTATCTAAATATATTGCATACTTTTTTAAATTGATAATTGGTTTATCAATGTTTTCTCCTTTAATGTTTCCTGTGATTGATTGAGGTTCAAAATCAATTCCAATATTTTGCCATTCATCACCAATAATTTCTGGTAGTATTATTTGATATTCCATTATTTTAATTTGCCTTTTGAATTTTTTCTATTGTTCCGTCTTTCCAATGTTTAACAATCCAACCATCATCATCTAAATAAACCATTGGCATACCTTTATCCCACGTTTGTTCCTCGACCCTTTTTTTGAAAGATTCTCTGAATTGTTCAGACCTTAAGTGATTGGCTAATTTTTCTTCTTCTATATCCATTTTAATTACTCAAAGGAGCTTTAATTTTTGGGTGTGATTCATATCCTATTAATTCAAAACAATCGGGTCTATAACTTTTAAGTTTCTCATCCAAAGTTTTTTCACCTAAATGTTCTTTTACTTTTTCATGCATGTACCAATTACGTTCAGTTATCTTAACTGTTGGTAATTCATAAGGGGTTCTACCTATTTGTTCTTTCGCTTGTTCGATGTGATTTGAATATAAATGAACATCGCCTAAATTGCCAATCAATTCATCAGGCACCATATTCACTTCTTTGGCGATTATTTCTAATAACAATCCGTAAGATGCAATATTAAATGGTAAACCCAAAAACGTATCTACTGAACGTTGGTTCCACATTAAAGAGATTGCTCTGGTTGGTACGTTTTCTTGGTTCATCTCTTGTACAATGTGGTCATGATGCATATGTGAATCAATCTTGTTACCGTACCAATTAAATCTTTCACTTTCACTCAACTCTCTTGTATAAACTTGAAATCCATAATGACAAGGTGGTAAAACCATTTGGTCTAACTCACCAACATTCCAAGCATTAACCATCAATCTTCTACTATCAGGATTTGTTTTAAGTTCATTGATTAGGTTTTGGATTTGGTCTATACCTCCTTCCATAACAAACTTAGAATATGGTATGGGTTTTTCATAAAATCTTTTACTAACTCTTTGACTACCCCAATCTCTCCATTGTTTACCATAGATTGGTCCTAAATCACCCCATTGTTTAGCAAATGTTTCATCCGTTTTGATTTGCTTAACAAATTCTTCTTTTGTGTATAATCTTTTATCTTCATGAAAACAATTCATTGTAGTATTGGGACCATACAATTCATAGTTAATCGGGTCAATTGGGTTTCCCCAATGTGTAACATATCTTTTATAAGCATCACCATCCCAAATATGACAATCATAATCCAATAGAAATTTGATATTTGTCTCACCTCTTAAGAACCATAATAGTTCTGTTACTACTGAATTCCAATGCATTTTTTTAGTAGTCAGTAATGGAAATCCTTCACTCATTTTATGACGAATTTGTCTACCAAATACTGATATGGTACCAGTCCCTGTTCTATCTTTTTTTTCTACACCCCACTGAAGTATGTCTTCAAGTAGTCCTTGATATCTTGCATCTAAATTGTTCATAATAATCCTCCTTCTTGTTTCCACTCTTCTTTCATTTGGTTTCTATCTGAATTGTAATTACCGAAGTCACCCCAATTCTCCAAAAGGTCTAAGAATGTTTTTTTTAATTTATTATATTTTTCTTCACTTTCATTTTTACCTAGCATATATGATTGATACATGCAACTATCTATAGACCTTTTATCTAAAAAGGAATGATGTGGTATGGTGTGTTGATATATTTCTTCTAATTTTTCTTTCATGAATCAATCTCCTTTTGCCAAAATGGCTTTGAATATTTCGGCTTAATTAACTTCCAAATTATTTCATCGACTTTTTCGTTATTTTTATTCCACATTGCAAACATAATTGCATGTAAAACTTCTTCTTGTTTCATCACGAATTCAGCAAATTCCTTTTTAGTTGGTTCAGGGTCCACATCACCAAATTTTCCATAACGAAATCCATCGTGAAGTTTTCCTGCTCTTTCTCTTAATTGGTAAGAACCGTACCTAAGGTCTCTGATTGTGGTTCTAACCCATTTATCAAATTCATCGGGAACTCTGTCAAGTAACTCATCAATGTTTTTTCCGTCTTTAAGGTATTCCCATATGTCCACATTTGAGAATCCAGTTAATATCCTATGGAGACGAACGTATTCTTCCCCCTTTATCTTCATTCTGAACCCATTTCTGAAACGGATAACATAACCTTCTCGGTCTTTGGATATCAAAGATTTGAGAGTCTTGTAGTCGTTAATAGCATCGTACTTCTTAACGACTGGCATTCTGGTTTCATCGCTGATGTATAACAAAGAAGTGTAATCTAACTCTTTTCCTGAAGAGTTGTTTATCATAGATAAAACAACCAAAGATTCTTCATTACCATATGTGCAAACAATTCTGTTTTCAGGGTATATTATTTCCACCAAAGTGGTATATCCTTTCGGTATTGGTTCAAAGTTGTATTTCTTAAGAATTTCTCTTCCTTTGATTGCTTGTTCGGAAACAAATGAACCTTTGGTCGCTAACATCCATTTTCCTTGATACCAAAATAAAATCCCTAATGAACCGTCCAATTTTTCAAAAACTTCAAATGGTTCATTTGGGATTTCTTCTGGATTGTGTTCTTCCATATTGAAAAATTTATCAAAACCTTTGGCAATAACATTTCCTTCTTGGTCCAAAATAAGACCACGGCATGCTTTGGTAATTTCATCCCATTTATTTTCATACTGACAAGTACGAGAATAGTTGTAGATAGAAATAGGAAGAGTTGGATGGTCATTTTTGACCACCAACCCATCACTGATGTATTTGTTCAATATGTTTAAATCTAAGGTCAATTTATTTCTTAATTAACATGTTTGTGTTTGCGATTGGAAAACGAGCAACTGGGACTCTTTTTTCTTCTACTGAAGTACTATCTACTTGCATTACTTGATAATAACCGTCTTCGATTTTTACGGTTGGGACATCGTTAAATGTGTAAAGAATGTTTCCTTGTTCTACTCCTTCATAAAGTTTTGCTGACTTTGTTGATGTGTTGAATACTAATGTTTGCATGTGTTTGTTTTTATAATTTTTCAAATTTTATTGTGTCGTCTTTTTTAATGTCGTCAAAATCTCTCCATTGAGTAAACTTTCTACCTACTCTCGGTAAACTATGGTGCTCTCTGTGTCCACACCAATGGCATTCTCTAACTACTACTCTAATAACATCCCTACCTTGAGGATGGTTTTCTACTTTGTGTTTTTCTTTACGGTATTCCCAATTATGAATACCAATATAACAAAATGGGGTTATCATATTATAATTTAATTTCAAATCTGTTTTTCATAATTTGGAGTTTGTCTTCAGGTACTCCATGAACATTCTGTCCACCGTGTCTATTTTCAATAATCAAAGATACAACTTTATATCCATATTTTTCAGCTAATTTGAAATAATCTTCCATTTCCCATTCTTGAGTAAAAGTGTTTGAAACGGCAATCTCAGGATAATATTGTTGGTTATTTTGATGGTCAATCATTTTGGTTTCTACTTCATTTTTACACCAAGCGTGAGCCTCCTTTAATTTTGACCCGTCAAAATTGTAGTTACCTTCTTTATCATAAAAAAATTTATCCGCCTCGCAAACGGCATAATCATTCCAAATTGCCGATGCAAATGATGTCTTACCTGAACCAGGTAAGCCTCTTACTAAAAATAGTACTCCACTCATATTAATATCCTTTTTGAATTGTTAATCCGTATGCAAAGTTAAGAAAAGAAATTTGAATTCCAAAGGCAGGGGAGGTAATCCCAGTCTCAAAAAAATAGTATTTATCGTACCATATCGATATACAAGGTATTAGCCAGTATTTTCCTCTTATTCTAACAAACCTGTTATTTTCTACAAACCATTTCATAAATTGTTATTTAAATTGTTATCAATATTCCATATGTTAAAAAAATCAAATTCGTTTTCTTTTCCCCACCCATATAATCTCATACTAATTTCGTTTCGAGTCTCCAAAGATAATACTTTTGAGATAACTTCTCTACTAACAGGATGAATCATTTGAACCATCGTTACAAAATCACAACCTTCATTTTTTAAATTTTTTACTCTATCAATTTTTTCTTCTACATATTCAACCTCATCAAAAGTCCTCCAAAAGCGAATACAAATTGTTCGTAATTCTTCAAAGCATTCGTCTTTTGGAGGTGTATAGAATAATTTAACTGACTTATCCATTATCTTTATTTGCAAGGTCATCTAAATGGTGGTCGTTCTGAATTTCAGAAAGTTTGTCTCTGTGTCTTAACAAAGGAACTACTTCACGATATACGTTGTAAGGTCTAAACTCAGGGTGACCATCCATTCCAACATCCATTCTTTGACCTTTACCAAATCTTAAATTTGTTGGTAAGTGACAGTGCCCGTGTAAGTGCATTACACCCTTATTAAGACCATCCCAAGAACTTATGGGATAGTGCATCAAACGAAATTTGAACTGACCTAATTCAAGGGTATTATAGTGAGATACAGATTTAAATAACCCTTGGGCTCCATCTCTATTGTTTTCTATGTGGTGGTCGTGATTACCTAAAACTAAGTGAATATTTTTACATATGAGTCTATCCCAAAATTCACGTATTTGGTCATATCCACCAAAAGACCAGTCACCAAGGTGAATTAATATATCATCTTGACCAACAACTTCATTGATGTTGTTGACTATGGTTGCATTCATTTTTTCTATGGTAGAGAAGTCGCGAGTTTGGGATACAGGTATTTCACCTTCTTGGGTTCTCCAAGCTGTAACTCCACGACATATATTCTTGTGAGAATAGTGGGTATCAGAAGTTATCCATACATTAACTTCTGGGATATTTTTGATATCTACAGGTACTTTTATCATAACACAAAGATAGGGAATTATTCTGAAATTAAAAAAACTGGATTTTGGTCTCCAGCAAATAAACCTAAAATGTTGTATTCGTAGAATTCAACAGCGTCAATAGAGGACATCCCGTCCCTCTCTTCAAGAATACGAAGAATTTTGTTTTTGGAGTATAAGATTCTCGGCCCATTACCGAATTCTTCAACAATTCCGATAATTGCGTCATCCAAACCGTCTAAAATAACGGCTCCTTCGGCAAATTCGTGTATATCGTAATTGTTGGTTATCATATAAATAAAAAAAAAACAAGTGAATTCCATTCGAGGCGATAAGTAAATTACCAAGATACTATCAAGAGGAAGGAGAGGTTCACTTGTTTCTATACAAAAGTAGAGTTAATTCAAAATAATGTCAAATGTAAAAAATGAAAATTTTAAAGTATTTATAATAAAATAATTTATGAAAGGATATTTTGGATTAGGTCAGATGTCTACAAATGAAAAGTCAAACATTTTAGACCAACACAGACAAGTATACAATGGTTACAGAACAATGCAACCAGAGGTTTCAAACACACAACCATTATACGTGCAAGATTTTGCCGGAGATAAAAATGGTATTACAATAAATAATAAAGGAGAAATGAAACATTATACTAACGTAGGAATTAACGAAAGTATTGAGGAGGGTGAAATGTGTGAACAATGCGGAGGTCAAATGAACGAAGGTATTTGTGAACAATGTGGTAGCGGTATGATGAATGAAAATGATGAGTGCTCTGAGTGTGGTGGTATGATGTATGATGGTGAATGTTCTGAGTGTGGATATAAAGGACAAATGGATGAAGAGACAGGACATTTAGATGACATTTATAATGAAAAAGATTTAAACCTTAAAAACGGTGATTTTGACTATGTTGAAGGTGGTGGTAATGATTATGGTACATTTGAAGGAATGCATCATATGAAAGAACAAGCTGATGATTATGTTAATTATGAAGATAATTTAGATGAGCAAGGTGGAAACGCTGATGATATGGATGTTGATGATGTTGAACCAGCATATAATTTTGATTCTAACGGACCAATGGATGGTGGAGACACTTATCCTGTAACTGAAGAAGGAAATATGGATGAACCTGAAATTACTTACGACGCTATGGAGTCGGCATTTAACGATGAAGAAGAAATGGAGGAACAAGATGTATCAGGAGTTCAAGGAATCTATAACGATATGGACCCAGCGTTTGATTTTGATAGTGAAGGTCCAGGAAAAGCAGGTCCTTACCAACATAGTCAATATGAGGGTGAAGATGAAGACGATTTTGATGAAGATGAGTTAGAAGTTGATTTCGATGAATTTGACCCAAGAGACAAATCATGGGAGGAAATCACGGCTCATACTGGAGACGATGAGTTTGGTAATGTTGATGAGGATATTAGAGAATCCTTAATGACACAGAAAAACAGAATCATGGAAATGATGAATAGAATGAAAGTTATAAAATAAAATAATCCCCTCCAAAAGAGGGGATTTTTATTATATTAAATCCGAAATATATTTGTGTTTAATCTCCAACCAAGTAAAAGATTTTGGTTCCCCAAAATCAAAAGTTATTATGTCTTCATTTAACAGATAGAGATTCTTAATTATCTTTTTTAATTCACGATATCCATATATTTTTTGAAACTCCTCAAGTGATTTATAATCACCATATAAAATATTTTTTGGAAGTATAATTGTATTTTCATCAATTTTGTTGATGGAATTTGTAAGAAATGAAACATTAATTGTTTGAAAAAAATCTCCATCATTAGTGATGTCTTTAGTTTTTATTAAGATATTTCTTTTCCAATTTCTGCGAACAGGTTGTTCGGGTAATAAATAAATATTTTTTGGTAAATCTCCCTCATAATCCATTAGTGAATATTCGTCTTGTAAATCAGGAGATTTTATTGGTACTAAATTATTCATTTTAAGTTTTAAATCTTTAATTGAATATTCCTTACCGTTTATTAACTCTAATTTTTTATGTACATTCCCAAGGTCTTCAAAATGAGAAAAATGCCACCCGCTATCTAAGAATAAATTATTTGAAAATTTCTTACTAGATTTTAAATTATAGATATGTTCTAAAACTAATGGGTTTCGTGAAATTTTGGTATATTGATGACAAGATGTACCAAACGATAAATCTTTATCAATATACTTTGTTGTCCAAAAAAATCTTTTTTGTCTTAAAATTATTGAATTGAATATAAGGTAGTCATCAATTAAATCTAAAGTTTTAAAATCGGGTATTTCATCAACATCGGAAAACATTATAATATCTTCAAAATCTAACTCTAAATGAGATAATGTTTCAACCAATTTAACCATCATATAAAAAATAATATTATCTTTATTAATGGAGTCATCATTAATATTTCTATTTTTATATTTTGAATATTTTTTTACATTTATTTCACTAATGAGTTCTGGTGTTAATTCAGGACAATCAATACGTATTATTTTTTCTTTCCAAGGATTAAATCTATCTTTATTTAATTCAAATATTGAATCTTTTTTATTACCGGCAAAATCAAAATCTGAATCTAAAACAATAAAATAATCTACATGCTCATTTAATTCGGTTAATCTAAATTCGAGCATGTCAAGTTCATTGTAAAATAAAAAACAATCAATTATTTTGTGTTTATTTATCATTTATGTTGAAATTTTGTTTTAAGTTAATTATACTTAAAGTAATAAAAAAATTACAAATGTCATCAAAAAACTATTTTTTAAGAGACCAAAGAAATAATGTTAATCATTTAAATTATTATTATTTCGTGAATGCCTTTACACCTGAAGAAATTATAACAATAAGAGAAATTGGAGATGATGCTCCTAAACAAACAGCAACCGTGGTTGGAGATGATGGAAGTGAATCAGCTTCAGAGTACAGAAAAAGTGAGATTGCATGGTTAGGCGAAAATCCTGAGACTTATTGGATTTATGAAAAAATTGTAGATTATGCAAAAATTGCCAATAAAGAAATGTGGAATTTTGATATTTGGGACTTTCATGATAACCTTCAATACACAACATATTTTGACGATGGTGGTCATTATGATTGGCACGCTGATTTAGGACCTGGTATTTCAAATAGAAAATTATCAGTAGTTTTACAATTATCTGACCCTTCAGAATATGAAGGTGGTGAATTACAGATGAATCCAGGGGGTAATATTTTAACGGTAGAAAAAGGATTAGGTACAATATGTTTTTTCCCTTCATTCTTACTTCATAGAGTGGTTCCTGTTACATCAGGAGTTAGAAAATCTTTGGTTACATGGTTGTGTGGAGCTAATTTAAGATAATGATAAGACAAGAAGTTTTAATAAAAGATTTTTATAGAATTGCCAAAGAAAATGAATATTTTCTTTGGCATTTTTTACAAAAAGAACAGGAGGCAACAAGACTTTCAATATGGTCTATTTTTAAAGAAAATACTGCCGTTAATAAAGATTTTGATAATGCTTTAATACATATTTTAGATAAAATTAATATTCCTTACTTTGAATCATATACTGAAGATTCAATTGATTTTTTAATGGATATTGGTTTAGATGGTAAACTATTGTGGTCTTCAAAGAATTTTAAAAATTGGTATGTTGATAAGAAATATAATTTTAATCCTATTATTATTGGATTTAAAAAAGGTAAAATAATAACGTCAACATTTGAAGAGGGAATTTGTTATTGTCCTACCGGAATTGTTGAACTAATAGGAAAATTAAATCCTGAATTTTTACTAAATTCTAAATTAGATTAATAAAAAAACCCCGAAATTTCGGGGTTTTTATTTATCGTTCTGTATTGAAAAAGAATACTTGGAATAATCTTCCGTCATGCATATCTTTACCAAAATAGTCTAAAGATACGTGGTAGTTATCGGCTCTATACATAATTAACCTATTAAAAACATTACCAACTCTATCGACCATTTCCCATTTAGTATAATCTTGCATCTCATCTCCTGGAGGTCCTGATTCTTTATATCCTGGTTCATTTTCTCTTTTATAATCATAATGTTGCCAACCAGTTGCTTTGTGTCTGAAAATACCTGTACCCGCACTTACAGGTGCATTAGGTGTTAAATAACAAACAGCTGCCCAATCAGTTGTTGAGTCGGCGTGAATCCATGACCTATCTTGTGCAGTTGTATATTGAAATGAACCTGTATATTCTCCACCCCAATTTGTAACCTCACCAGCAAATGGATAAAGAATATCTCTTAAAGTTTTTTTAATAGAATCGTTAAGGAATGATTCCGTTCTTTGACCTGGATAATTACCTCTTACTTTAAATTCTTGTTTAAGTGCGAATTCTCTTACGTCCATTGGGTTGGAGTAAAAATCATCGATAGTTAATGAATTAAATCTCATAAAATTGTTTTAATACCATAAATATAAAATATTAAATGATAAAAAAAATAGAGATTTAAATGACTTTTGCTTTGTTTTATACTATTTCTTAATAAATTAAAGAATTATGGAAATTAAAGAAATTTTATCATACTTTCTGAACAGTGATTCAAATATTTTGGAAGTATCATTCAGAACTATTGAAGATAATGAAGACGTATTAAGAATGGATAATATAAATTATTCAATTGTTAGTGAATACGGATTTGAATTGGAAACTGAAACATTCGATTTTTTTGGTGAAGAATTTGATGAAGAATTGGGTGATGACAATGAAAAAATTGAGCTCGATGAAGAAGAGCTTGTTAGTTTTTTAAACGAATATTACACAATTAATCAGGATTCCATACCAAGAGCAGAACTTTATTAAGGTCCAACTCTTGTTAAAGTGAATATTAGTTTATATTCTGGTCCATTTTTACCATAAGGTGCAAAATCAAGTCCTGATAGTTGAAGACTTTCAAATAAATCACTATCAACGTGTAATGTAATCCTTCTGTACGATTTTTCGTTAACAGGTTTATAATCAAATTGGATTGTGCCTAAATCGTATGCGTTATAACTATAAGGTAATCGATTGTAAAATATTTCATTCGGTGATTCACCATACTGCCACATATCTCTTAAGGAACCTGTGGTTGTTCTTTTTACCCAATTCATTCTTACTGATGCATAATCAAAATGCATATAGAAATCATTAATTTTAATATAATTAAATGGGTGTGGTAACATGGTATCACGAAAGATAGTATTAGACAAGTAAGTACTATCTTTAGTAACCGCGTGGGAGGTTGTTATAATTGTCATTTTACTGACAACATATTTTCCACTTAAAGTTAAATCACTAATGTTTGTGGTGTACTTCTCGCAAGAAGAAAAACACCCTAAAATGAATGTAAATAGAATAAACTTTCTCATAATGCAAAGATAAGGAGTTTTTATCAAATAGAAAAATATTTATCTTATATGAATTTAGACGTAGATTTCTTAATAGACTTTTTTCGCAAGCACACTCCTGTTAAAAAGAACAAACCTTTAGATGAACAAGATGCCCCTGCGGCAGCACCAGCACCTGAACCAGCGGCAGCACCAGCAGGTGGAGCGGCACCAAGTGGTGGTGGTAAAACACCTAAAAAGTGGGAGACAGGATTAACAAGAGGAAAGGCTAATCAAATCGCTAACACAAAATGGGAAAGCGGAAGAACGTTAGGAAAGACATATATGAACGACCCTCATTACCAATGGACATCAGGAAGACAAATGGGTAGTACGGGAGGTTCCGATTACTAAAAACGATATATTTATAAAATAATAATAATAATAATATGGAATTAGATTTTTACATTTCAAAAAATGGTAGATATATGATGTTAGAAGACAACATATATGATAAAGCACTTAACAGATATGCAAATATTAATGAAGTAAGTTTTTCTGATTTAATAGATATTGTTGGCGAAAACATGGCGTTTTTGGCTCAAGACGTTAAGTCAAATTTAACAGAGATTTCATCTATTACAAGAAAACACGCTTATCGTGTCTTAGAATGTTTTACAGAAACAGATAAAAAATTATCATTAATGATGGAATATGAAGTAAAATTTGGTAGTTCATTATTAACAGAATCTGTTGTTAACCCTAACGCAATTGTTGCTGAAACATGGGGATGGATAAAAGAACAAGCATTAATTTTAGAATGGACATTAAATCCTTTCAATAAAGATTTTTATTCAGGTTCAAACTGGAAAGCTGTTGGTAAAAGTGCTGTTGATACTGCAAAATCAGTGGGTAATAGTGTTGTTAGCGGTGCTAAAGCTGTTGGTAATGCTATATTACATCCAATTGATACTTTAAAGGCAGGGTGGAATTGGGTTAAAGAAAACGGCCTTGGAGCTTTAATGGAAAAAATCAGAGATGGTCTTTATAGTGGTATCGGAACTGCGATTCAAATATTTTTACAATTTACAGGAGTAGGTAATGTTGCTGTCGGAATTGTGTGGGGATGTATGTTAGTTTATGATTTGTATAAAGTTTTTGCAGGAAAAGATTGGAGTTGGATGGATATCCTGTTCGATATTTTAGGTATTGTTTCTACAGGTGCTGTTAAATTACTTAAGGGGGCTATGGGTGTTGCAGGTGTTAGTAAATCAATGCCCATGGCGGCGGCGGTTGAAAAACTATCGGCAAGTCCTGCAACAAAAGGAATTATGTCTACAATAGGAAAAGGAATTGGAAAAGTTTTTGGTATGATTAAAAGTGCTGGAACTTGGTTAGCAGAAAAATTGGGATTAAAATGGGTTGGAAATGTAATGACTAAAGCTGAAACTTGGTTATCTGAAAATCTTTTAAAACCTATTGGAAATGCGGTGGGATTGAAAAGTGTTGGAAATAAAGCGTTATCTAAAGCAACAGGTGCTCCAACAGTTGGACAGGCGGCTCGTCAGGCAACTGCAGGTGGTGCTGCTTATAGTGCAAAAAATAACTATATTTATAGTCCAGGAATTGAAAAAGGTCAAGAATTAATTAATAAGGCTAAACAATCATTTACAGGAAAAGGTGCTGCAGGTGCTACGGGTGCTGCGGCTCCAGCGGTCGCTTCAAACACTCTGTATGGTTTAACTGCCGACGAACTTGCAGCATTGGCATAATTATAGAACGAATAAAAATAATAATATGAACGATAATAATAAAATGTTAGAAAGAGTTTTACTGATGATGAAATATGATTCAAGTAAAACGTTGACGGAAAATTCAGACGTAGTTAAAAATGAATTTAGCCAACTATTAAGCGAAAAAGGAGCTCCACGAGGTACTAAAGTAAAGGTAACTAAAACTAAGGCAACTAAATCAGCGGCTCCTGCTCCACTTAAACCACCACCAGGTATGACACTTAAACAAGCCGAATCACTTGGAAACTATAAATCTAGTTATACAGCACAATATGGTAAACCCCCATCAAAAGCCGAACTAAAGGCTTTTCAAACTAATGGATATAAAGCACCTAAAGGTGGAACCGTTAATATTAACGCACCCGCAACTTCTAAAGTTACAGTACAACCTGCTGGAGCAAAAAGTACGGGAAAAGGGTCAAGAAACGCAACACCTAAAGATAAAAGTATTTTATCTAAAGCTCGTACATGGGCAGGAAAAAACCCTTGGAAAGTGGTTGGAGGATTAGGATTAACTGCTGCGGGAGCTTGGTATTTCCTTAGAGATAATACTTCAATATCGGCATGTTTACTTGATAGTTTGACTGAAGAAGAACAAGCAAACATAGCTGCTGGAGGAGGAACTACAGGTCAATTAACAAGAACTCAAGTTGGTAATAAAGTTGCGGATTTGAATGGAGGTGTTGTATTCAATATGGATAATAATCAACTTGTTACTGGTAACGGAAAATTTAAAGGTACTTATAGTTGTGAGGGTAATGGTATTAAAATATCGTTAGATGGGGCAGAACCTTTTGTTGTTGGTGGAGGCGGAGGTGCTGACACAGGAACTAGTGGAGGTGGAGGAACTAGCGGCGGTGGTGGAGGAAGTCGATACAAACAATGTGATGAGACATTCCCAATTGCAATGTATTGTAAAAACTCAACAATCGCAAGAGTACAAGGATGTATTGGTGTAACACAGGATGGTGCATTCGGACCAAAAACATCTAGTGCTTTAGTTGCTAAAGGAGTTGATGGAAGTTCGATTACACAAGCGTCTGTTGATAAAGTATGTGGACCGGGAGCGGCCGCAAAAATTGAGAAATTAGGACAAGATGTTGATGTAGAGGATATGGGTGGTAATAATACATCAAATAATGTTAATATTAAATCATCCGATAGTTCTGAGGATGGAATTGGTGGATAGTAAAAAAAAACAAATATGAAACGTATATTAATTAATGAAATTGAAAAAAACGAAATCTTAAATCAACATAAAGATTTTAAAAAAATATTAGAAGAAAAGAAAATAAACCTTGATAAAGGTCTTATGATTGAACAACGAGTTCAAGACCCAATATTTTTGGATAAGTTTACTATTAGTCAAGTAATAGCTAAATGTGTATCAAATCCTAATATTAAAGCGGTTAACTACTTATTTAAAGGTAAACCGGCTATCAAAGTAGTTTCAGGGCCTGATAATGTTAAAGTTTATACAAATGAACCTAACACTAATTTTGGTGGATATAATTCTTACATTCTTAATACTGAGGAAACTAAAATTTTGAAAGGACCGATGTCTTGGAAATGTAGTAAATTATATGCTGAAGATGATGCTCAAACAGCCGCTGCTAAAGAAGCTGAAGCTAAGAAAAAAGCTCAAGAACTAGCGAGTTTAGATTCGGAACAAAAAGAATTTATTAAGATGTTAACTGACCAAAAATATATTATTAACCCAACACCAAGTAAAATTGCATCCAACGGACTTGAACCAGTACAACTTGGAACAATACCTAATCTTGAAATATATTTCCCTAAAGGTTTAAATGTTTACTACGACCCAACTAATAGAAGTACATCAAATGCTAAGGCATACCAAGAAAGAGCATCTAAAATGGTTGCTGATGTTAACACATGTAAAGAAATCATTCAAACATATTGGGATGATTATAGTGGTGGTGGAAAAGGTGACTTAACAGATACTCAATTTTTAGATACTAAAAATCAAGCTCAAGCTTGTGCTAACAAATACTATCCTAAATGGAATGGTTTGGAAGGTGGTGTTTTAGGTATTGGTACTGGTCAAAATCATTTAAATGATATCATAGACGTTTTAACAGGACGTAAAAAAGATTATAAAGGA